ACTTGTGCGGACATTATGTGCTCGTGTTGTCTGGCGGGTTCGGGGCAATAGTGTCCTTGTTTCCAGTCGACGTTGGAGTCTGGGTGTTCTGTTCGGTCGAGATCTGGAACACGCTGGTTTCGCCACCCGTGACCAAATAGTTGTCGCCAGCGTTGAGTGGAAGGTCAGGACGTGGAAACCGAATCGTTATCCTTTCGGTTTTGCGAGCAGGCAAACGGTAGGGGTCAAGCTCATCTGCACAGCCTTCGTTGCACACCCGAAGACCCGGCAAGTTGGGGTCGTTGCGCATCACGGCGTGCGGGCGCTTCATCTTGCAGCGGTCGCATATCGCAATTGCAATGTCAGAGTATCCGAGGGTGTCCAGAAAAATGGCCATTGATCACCTCGTGTAAACACTGATGTTCGGGGCAAAGTAGATGGGCGACTTGTCGCGCTCTTCCTCTTCAGCCATGGCAAGGTACTTGTCAGCTTGGCCCTCGAGGTACTGGATGCGCGTGGCGTCCACCCCGGGCAGCTCCATGGCCATCCTGTGGGACAGCATCATCACCACCGCCTCATACCAGCGCTGTGGGACCTCTAGCTCGCCATACAGGTCGCCCACGTCCATGATCTGGCGCGAGTACCAAATGGTCATCTGGTAGAAGGCATTCTGGGGCGTTGGCCAAAGCACGATTTCACTCTGGGGAATGGTCCGATTGAACCAATACTGGAACGGCTGGTTCGCGGTAAAGTTCTTGTTTGGCAGGTTGGTGTAGTCGTCGCGGTTCAGGCGAGACATCGTGATTTCGGTGCTGTTGTTGCCCAAATACCATTCGCGCAGGCTCAAAGTTGTGCCGTTGTAGGCGCGAATTCTGTAGTACGGCACGGTCTGGCCGTTGTCAATATCGGTCCAAACCCACTCATCGTTCACCACCGTGATGGTTCCAAGGTCAGCCAAAGTCTTCCAAGTGCTGTTGTCCAGCGAGTATTCGTAGATGATCGACCAAGTGCCGCTGGAAGCTGGCAAAAAGCCGATCGAGCCGATGAAAACGGGGTTTGATGGGCCGTAATTGACCGAGAAGTTACCGTTGGCCGCATTCTGCGTGCAGATCGTCTCAACGTCGCCGTCGTAGAGATTGCCAAGGGTTCCGCCAGCAGAGGACGTGTATGACCCGTTGGGGCGATCCATCCAACGGTACAAGGCGTTCAGCACGTCGTTGCCGCCAAGGGGCAGCAAATAAATTGCTCGGTCAGGAGAAAAGCCGTAAACCTTTTTGTCGATGGCCCAGTACTGGATGCCAATGTTGATCAGGTTGGAAAGCAAGAAAAACAGTGACTCGCGGGCACTCAGAACCTGCTCAGAGGTCAGCTCTTCGGCCAATTTTCCGCAGCGACGAGCACCGTGGTCAATCAGCGTTTGCACCGTTATGACGGTCGTGCCTACAGAACCTGAATATGCCATCGTTGTTCCCTTACCAACCGGGGCAGTCCCACCGCTTCAGCGATGCTTTAGCGCGTGGTGCGTCCCCTTTTGAATGTTCGACCACACCGGACATCCGAGCACAGAATGAGTCCTTGCGAGGACCGCCTTTTGGCTGGGGTGCTTTTAGATGTGAACCAGTCTCTCGATTGTACTTGTCGCGGCCTTTTTGGGTGAGTCCAGCGCCTCGATCAACTGAAAGTTTTTCGCCACGTCCGACGGCCAAGCTTGGGCCGCCTTCTTTCATTTTGGCCGTCTTAGCTGACTCACGAAAAGCTTCAGCCGTTGGAGCACCTTTGCTGCCCGGCTTGCGCATGCGCTCACCAGAGCCTTCAGAAATTCTTTCGCGCTTTGCATTGATGTTTTCATAGAGTCCGCCCCCTTTGAATTTTTTGCCCTCATCAGCCTTGGCAAATTCTTTGCCGACTTTTTGAGAGATGCCAACCTTTTTGGCGAACGCAGGGTTGTGCGCGACCGCCTCCATCAAACGATGTTGAGCTGGTGATTTGCTAGGCATGATCAACCCAACGGATTTACATAGTGTTTGACCATCTCCAGTACCACCGTGTAGGTGTCACCAGCGCTTGCGTCAAGCGTGGTGAACGTGATTGCACCATCAACACCAGTGCCAGCATTGTTGGTCAGGCCACCAATCTTCTCAAAATCTTGCTGATAGTTATTGTTCTGAGGGATCGTTTCGATGATCACAGGCGTGCTGGCTTTCCATTTCAATTGCACTTCCATGCCATGAGTCAAAGCAGTGATTTTGGTAATGGTCACACGGTCGCAAGCGCCACCGCCTGAACCAGAGGGAGCCAAAGTCGAAGGATTGACCTTGACCACATTAGTTTCTCCAGTGCCGTCACTGGTGTTCGTAAATTTCATAATCGCCTTACGCTCACCATCAAAGAGCGTTTGACTTGCGACTGCATCAGCCATAGTTATCTCCAATTAGAAGCGGGGGCCGAAGCCCCCACTCGTTTTCAACAAGCGCGTCCGCCGCTTTTAAGCTTCATCTTGCTGGCTGGTCCATACTTTTCGTTTGAGTCCATTTTGGCGGCTCGAAACGCTGGAGCATTTTCAGCAGCAGACATTTTCTGCAAGCGACCTTCAGCAGGCGTAACCTTGCCACCAGTCTTGTAAGTACCAGCGAGTTCGTTGATCCTTACAGGCTTTGAGGCAGGCTTGCGCCCTTGTGGCATCGCGACGGGACGACCTGAATCAACAGTTCCGCCCGCCGCGTACGCTTTTTTTGAGGCTTTTCCTCCGCGCTTCATGTACTCCGCAGGGCTGCCACCACCGCCAGAGCCAACTGATCCAGCAATGTTTTTCAAAGCGCTGCCGATAGTTGAAGCCCCTTCGTTGACGTTTTTCAAGCCAGAAGATGCGTCACCGCTACCACCATAACTGGGGGTAAGGCCAGAGTCTGGACTTGCAGGTTGGTTCATTCTTCCCAAAACTCCCATCAGGCCGCCATCTAAAGCGCCGCCAAGAGCCATCTTAGGGATCTTGCCACCCTTTTTGTAGCCACCGCCGTTTGACTTGGCAACACCGCCAGTAGCGTAGCCACCGCCGTTGCCCATCTTCACGCCGCCAGTTTTGGCAGGTGAATGGTCAGGCTTGGATGTATGCATCATGGTGTCGCGATATGCGCCGCCTTGACCTTCGGTGTTGATGATGCCGTCACCAGCTACACCACCCTTGGCCATCTTGACCTTGCCGCCTTTTTTGTAGCCGCCTTGGCCGTTGACAACGCCGCCAGTGGCCATCTTGCCGCCCTTTTTGAGCTTCAATGAAGTGCCCTTGCCGCCTTTATGCTCTTGCATATCGTGCTGCTTGAACGCCTTCTTGATCATGGCCTTGTCTTGGCTCATGTCGGCCTTGCCGCCTTCAGCCATCTTGCCGCCCTTTTTGAGCTTCAATGAAGTGCCTTTGCCGCCTTTATGCTCTTGCATATCGTGCTGCTTGAACGCCTTCTTGATCATGGCCTTGTCTTGAGCCATGTCCATCTTGCCGCCTTCAGCCTTGCCGCCTTTTTTCATGGCGGGTCCAGATGGGGGCATAGACATTGGAGGCTGCATAGCGGCAGCGCCGCCAACTGGGCCAGCAGGACCAGCACCAGCAGGCATGCCGCGCATTGCACGACGGCGCATGGCCAGCGAGGGCTTCATGGGGGCCGCAGCGCCCATCATGCCGCCACGGGCAGGCATAGCAGGGGGCAACTGAGCATCCATGGGCGAACCCATCATGCCGCCGTCAGCCTTCTTGGCCACCTTGCCGCCTTTTTTGAGCTTCAGTTCAACTGTTGGCTCGGTGGTCATCATTTTGACCATTGGTTTAAATTGTCCCATGTTGCTCTCCTTATGCTTGTGTGACGCCAAACGCGCCAACACGGGTTGCATTCGGGCCTGCCGCAATTGCTGGCAGGGCTATTCCCATCACGAGACGTTTAATACCGTCACAGGCCGATGAGGGCAGATAAGTGCCTCGCACATCACCAGTTGTGGTGGTTGCTGTAGCAGTGGCGGCAACAGTCATAGTGCCAGCATCTTCAGCCAAAGTATTGTCCCAACCAGCGCGGGTAACGTAACCTCGATCA